CTTGCCATAGCTTGGTTTATTTTTTGTCATCTGGTTTCAGCTTTACGACCTTTGGCCGGTTGTGTCCTTCTACCAGGTTAATTAAATAATCAATATAATTTTTTGCTTTTTTTAAATCAGTCAATCCACCTTTAGACTGCCATCTTGAAATATATTTAATTATATTACCTTCATTATAGCCTAGCTTGTTTTTGGTTATATAGTCCCTCGGCTGTATTGCCAGGTTATTATAATGAGCTGGGTCTGTTGGGTCCTTATCTCTTGGCATTACTATAACCTCTTGCAGCATTAACAAATTTGTCTAATCGGTCTTGCCTTATTTTAGGCCTTATTTCCAGGCCCATCTCCAGCATCTCAGAGATTAAAGAGGCCATGCTTATTCTCTCGGTTCTGGCCTGGGCTTGTAACTTCTCTTTTAATTTGGGTTTTATTTTTAAATATATAGGGATTAAGTTGTTCATAATTTACTCCATTATTTTTTTTATTTTATGTATTGACAATATATCTAAAATATATATTGTGTATATATGTACAATTTATGTCCAAGAACTTAACCAAGGAGGATAATATGGATAATAAAAAGCACTATTTAAGAAGTACAAGAAACCTATATTTTAAGAATGAAGGGCCAGATTTCCAGGTGTTTTATTCTTATTCTACACCAGTAGCATATAGGAAAGAAGGTCAATTCAGAATTTCTGAAAATGTCTGGAGTGTTACGACTGCCAAGCATTTAAACTGGATTGAAGATTATAGAGGGCTTGAAAGAAAATCATGCAGAGACAAAAACGCAGATTTTAAAAAGCACTTAGAACAAGCAAGAGGCCAAGAAAACAAAGCACCGGACCAGCTTAAAATGGTTGGTCTTGCGTCAGCTATGTTTGGAATATTATCTGAGAATGACAAGGAGGCAAAAGTAAAATACCAAAAAAGATTTTACGAAAAAGTGCCTGGCTTACATTTTCCGGATGATTGGGACCAGTTAAGCACAGAAGAAAAAGAGAAGAGGCTTAACAATGTTACAAAAGTTGCACTAGAAAAGAGGGAGGGCTGAATGTTTAGAATAGATATAATTTATGTTTGTAATAGATTAAAAGACATAAGCTCAATTAAAAATCAATCTAAAAAAGACCAGGCACTAAGAGAATTTATAGATGAATTAATTTATAATCTTGGTGTTGATGTTTTAATAGATGCAGAAAAAAAGAGGGAGGGTTAAATGTCTTTACAATCAGACGCAAAAAAAGCTCTTGAACTTATGAATTCTGGCAAATGGTTACAGCTTGAGGGTTCAGTTGGTCGTTGGGTCCAGGAATTTATAGACGCAAAAATCCTGGTCCAAGACTATGACAAAACAAAAAAACTTGGGCCAGTTAAATTTGTTGATGGTTATGGAAGGCCACAGCAACAATACTGGGCCAAGATTGACTGGGCTAAGGTCCATGAAAATGAGTGGGGTTATGATGGCTAAACCATTTTTATCTTGGCTCACAAAAAACAAACTCAAAGCGACAGACAAATGGGTTCCGGATTTGCGTTGTGTTACAGACACAAGCACATTCCGGTACTTATCAAAAACTGGTTATACATCGGACCAGGTTGTTGAGAGAGCAATAGAGGATGGCTGGTTCTATGTAAACTGGGACCAGCCTCCGGAACTAACATTCCAGGATGTACTGGATAAAATAGAGGGAGAACTATATGCCTAGAGGAAATAAAAATACTAGACTTTATATAGAAGAAAAGAAAAAAAACATTCTTAAAAGAATAGAGAAGTTACGAGCAGAGCTTAAAGTTGAAGAAACTCTATTGTATGAGGATGCCTGGCAAGACGCAGTAAGTGATGGGGCCATTGTTTGTGGTCTTGATGAGTATGTGGACCATGTCCATGATGGAATATATCCAAGTCTTGATGGAGTTGAATATGGATATGGAGAAGGATAATGGCAGTATCACAAGCAAAAAATATCCTGGCTCATTTACAGCAGCACAAAACAATCACACCATTAGAGGCACTTAATCAATATGGTTGTTTTAGATTAGCTGCTGTAATTTTAAATCTTAAAAAAGATGGCCACGAAATAGAGACGCAAATTATAAAAAAAAATAAAAAAAGATTTGCACAATATATTTATCATCGTGGACCAAGTTTAGTTTACTTGAGTGATGAAGTTATCACAGAGGAGGAGCACAACAAAAGATATGCAAGTGAAACTAAAATTAATTAACGCAACAAAGCAACAAAAAGAAACCTTCCTCAGAGAGCTGTCTGTTATCAGTCAGTCTTGGAGGAGGGTTGGTTGTAAACTAGAAATAAAGGGAGTACACTATGATAGGTTATGCAAGAGTGAGCACAAAAAAACAAGGCCTTGATGGTCTTGGTATGGAGGACCAGATAAAACAAATAAAAGATTATGCAAAAAGAAATAATCTCACAATCATAAAAATTTATAAAGAGACTGAGAGTGGCAACAAAACTGATAAGCACAGACCGGAGTTGTCAAAGGCTATATCACAATCAAAAATTAATAAATGTAAATTAGTTATTGCCAGGATTGATAGGCTGTCCAGGAATGTTGAGTTTACATACAAGTTATTAAACAGCAAGGTTGATTTTGTTTGTATTGATATGCCACAAGCAAACACAATGACGATTGGTTTTATGTCAGTCATCGCACAAAATTATAGAGACCAGGTATCAGCTAATACTAAAAGAGCATTGGCCAGAAAAAAAGAAAATGGAGATAAACTTGGTAATGTAATTAATCTTGTAAAGCACAGAGACAAAGGCCGGATTACACACAAGCAAAACTGCTCAAAATTTGCAACAGATAAATTACAAATGATAAAAGGTTTTATGAGCACCGGTGTTACATCGTACAAAGGCCTAGCTGATTTGCTAAACAAACACCAGGTCCCAACGATGAGAGCAAAAAAGTGGTATCCTACAACGATAAAAAACATTTTAGAAAACGAACAAAATGTGTTAAGAAGGGAGGCATAGGATGAACAAAGTTAAAACAATCATAAATGCTTTGAAGTTTATAGGGGAGGGGCTTGTATTTCTTCTGGCCTTGGGGACTATATTGTTCTCTGTGATTATGATGTGTGCTTTGATTGATAGATGTTACTATTTTTATTTCCCAGGGGTTTTGACATGAGAAAAGATAGTGGCAGAAAAACATCTTATAAAAGAAAAGAACTAGGGGCTAGTGTTGCACCAACATTGGTCCCTGGTGTTGATGGTTTCAAAACACCTAACGATGTTTTGGGAGATGCAATAAATGAGTACAATGGATTGGAGGTTTCAAATGACTTAGCACACAATCCAAAATTGGAGGCTGGTATAAAACTTGAACCAGCTATCCTGGAATGGTCCATGAGTAAACTAAAAGAAAAGGCTTTGGAGCAAAAGGTAAGATTGACTTTTAGTGTACCAAAAAATGCTGCACTTTATAGATTACAAAATGGATTACTCGGCTGCTCTGTTGATAGTATGATAAAGATTACTGGTGGAGAATTTGAACTGACTGATAGCTCAAACAAAACATACAAACTAAAAGATACTGGGCCTGGTCAAATAAAAAATACTTCCCTCAGAGCAGCCGATAAAATGCCAAGGTTGTTTTATCAATACCAAGTACAACAAGAGATGCTTTGCACCGGAACAGACTGGGCCATCCTAATACAATTATATATGGGATGGGACTTACAATTTTTTGTAATAAAAAAAAATCATAAGATGCAACAAGAACTTATAGAGGCTGGTACAGATTTCTGGAATAGGTTTGATGGAGTATTACAAAACAAAGATTATTACTATCCACCAGATACATCCAAGGAGGCCAGTAAACTTTATAAAGGTAATGGGTCCGAGGATATTGTAAACATGGATGGTAACAATGAGCTCGGAGAATTGTTAGAAAGATATACAAAACAAAAAGAAATACAGAAGGACAACAAAGTTGCTCTTGATGTTGTTGAAAAACAAATCAAGCAGATAGTAAAAAATAATGAAAAGGTATCTTACAGAGATTTCATTATTTCACACAGCACAATCAAAAAACAGAAAACAAAGTCAGTACCGATACCAGAACAATATACTGAGTACAGACGATTTAGTATTAAAGGAGGAGATAATGCTTGAGATAGAAAAAAATATAGTAGTACCACCAATAGAAAGACACTCTTATAAATTAGACGAATATCATAATATTGCAAAAGCCATGGCAGTTGGAGATAGTGTAGCTTTAAGACCAAGACAAGAGATGATGGACAAAAACGCAGATGCAGAACAAACAAAAGTCCTTGCAGATGCAAATTGTTTGATAGCAAGAATAAGAAGAATATATGGTAAAGGAACAGCAACGATGAGGCAGTTACACAAACGAGGACAACCATTTAAGGGTTACAGAATATGGAGGAACAAGTGAGTGAAACAAAAAATATAGTAGAGGCATTGAGTAAGTTTCAAGAAGAGGCAAACTCAGCATCTAAGTCTAGTAAAAATCCATTTTTTAAATCTACTTACGCATCTCTTGAGGATATAATAGAGACTGCAAACAAAGGGTCCAAGTATGGCCTGGCATTTACACAATGCGTAGATTTTGACAAAGAAGTCGTAGATGGTAAAACAAGTATTACTATGTTTGTAAAAACAAATCTAATGCACAAGGCATCTGATACTATAATTACATCCAGGTATCCGGTTGTACCAAAGGGCAACAAGTATGATGACAGCCA